ATGCCAGCCACGACGTTCATCGACGAATCCCTCATGCAGTTGCTGTCGGTCTCGGCCGACATCGCAGCGTCCGTCGGCTCGCGGATCTACGCCGTCCAGGCTCCGCAGGGGACGACGCTGCCGTGCCTGGTGTTCGATCGCCAGGACGCCAGCCGTGGGCCGTACATGCACATGACCGGCATGACCGGGATCACGCGGACGACGTACACGGTGTCGTGCATTTCGACCCGTCTGGTGGACTGCCGCAACCTCGGGCGAGCGGTGCGGGCAGCCTTACAATTCAAGCGGACGGCGGCGGTTCGGCTCGTTACGGTCAAGGACGAAAACGACCAGCAAGAGCCTGCCAACCCCGGCGACCAGACGCCCATTTACCGGACGGACCTGACAGTCGAGATCACCCACTCGGAGAGTTGACCCATGGCTGCTGACATCGGACAGGGAACCTACGTTTCGTTCGGCACCGCGCTGCACACCGCGACCGGCTACAAGATCACCGGCGTGAATCACAACGGCATTACGCGGGCGGTGGCCGATGCGACGCATATGCTGTCGTCGGCCAAGGAGTTCGTCGGCTCGAGCATCTACGATCCCGGCGAGGTCTCGGTCGAGGTGCAGCACGACCCCGGCATCAAGCCCACGGCGGACCTGGCCAACGTCGCCACCAACCAGGTGGTCAACGTGTACTGGGCCAACGGCGGCACCACGACTGCCCTGTGGTCGGCGTTCGGCTACATGACCGGCTACGAGGCCGGTGCGCAGATGGAGGACATGATGAGCGGCACGGTCACGATCAAGCTCAGCGGCACGCTGCCGTCTTGATCGACTGAGCCATGACCACGGAGGGCGCGTATGGCTCTGAGTCGTGATGAGTTCTTCAAGCGGAAGCGTCCGCTGCCGAAGGTGAAGGTTCCGGTGCCCGAACTTGGCGAGGACGCCGAGGTGTGGGTCACCAAGTTCACCAGCCGGATGCGGAACCGTTTCGAGGAGATCGCCACCGGCGGCAAGGTCGGCGGGTCGGTCAACTTGAAGAACGTGTCCGCGAAGGTCGTGGCTTTGTCGTGCGTGGACGACGACGGCAAGGCGTTGTTTACCGAGGCAGACGAGGAGCGAATTGGCGAGTTCGACGCTGACGCCGTGCAGCGGATCGTCGATGCGGTGTTCAAGCTGAACGGGCTCGGTGCGAATCCGGTGGAGGAAGCGGCGGGAAAATAGAGCGCCAGCCGGTCCTGCAGTTCCTCTACCGGTTGGCCTTGAAGCTTGGCGTCTGGAACGTCGAGGGGCCTGGCGGGCTGGCGGATTCGATGAGCGTCGATCAGTTGTACGCCTGGATGGGCTACTACCAATTGGAACCGTGGGGCGACGAGTGGTTGAGGGACGCGATGGCCATGTCACAGTTTGCGTCCGCCCACCGCTCCAAGGGTTCGCCGCGTCGCAAGCCTGACGACTTCATGCCCGTGCCGAAGCGGACGCAGACGCCTGAGCAGATCGTGGCGGCCTTCCGTGCGATCGGAGGCGGGTAATGGCGAAGAACTTCGGCCGCGTCAACGTCTCGATCACGGCGTCCACGGGCGGGCTCACGCGCGGGCTGGCAAACGCCGGCAAGCAACTGAGCGGCTTTCAGGGGCTTGTCAGCCGGATGACCGGCGGGCTGGGCAACGGCTTCGCCAGTGCGACGCTGGGTGCCCTCGGCCTTGGCCGGGGAGCGTCCACGGCGGCCGTTGGCGTGACGATCCTGAGCACGGCCATGAAAAGCCTGCTGGTACCGCTTGGCGTGGTGGCAGCGATTGCGGCCCCGTTTGCGGCCATCGCCAGCGCCATGTCCTACGCCGAGGGCGTGCAAAACCTGTCCACGGAACTTGGCGTGGCGTCTGGCCAGTTGCAGGTTCTCCAGCACGCGGCCGGCGAGGTCGGCGTCAGCCAGGAGCAGCTCACCGGCGGGCTGCGTCGCACGGCCAGGATGACGAGCGAACTGGCGGCCGGCACGCCGGCGGCCGTCAAGGCGTTTCAGGGTCTCGGCCTGACCATGCAGGACATGGCGGGGCTAGACACTGCCGGCCAGTTTGCCCTCATCGCCGACCGAATCGCAGCCCTGCCGCCGCAGATGCAGGCCGCGGCGGCCATCGACATTTTCGGCCGGTCTGGGCAGGGGATGTTGAACTTCCTGCGGCAAGGCGGCGACGGCATCCGCGAGATGGACACGCTGCTGACGAACCTCGGCGTGAAGATGAGCGGCGAGCAGACGGCCGCCATCGAGGGGATGGGCGATGCACTCGGGCGGCTGATCCTGCCGGTGAAGGGGTTCATTCTCCAGTTCACGGCCGGCATTGCGCCTGCCATCACGGCCGTGTCGAATCTGATCGTCGGGTTTTTCGCGGAGAACACGAAGGGCTGGAGTTTGGCGTCTGGGGCGGCGGCCGTGTTTACCGGCGTGCTCCGTGGTGTCGTCGGTGCATTCACGGTGCTGTACGGCGTGTTTCAGATCATCTTCGCCATCAACGCAAAACTGAGCCAGGCGTTCAGCACGGTGTTCTCGGTGATCCTGTCTGGCGTGCAGGGCTTGGCGAAGTCGCTGGCCCGGTTGGCCGAGGCCGCCGGTTTTGATGATCTCGCCGGCTCGCTCAATGCTGGAGCCGCAGGTGCCGCCAAGATGCAGCGAGGCGTGGACAAACTCGGCAAGGAGTACGGGGAGCAAGCGGCCGAAGGCTTCGCCAACGGCATCAACAACATCACCAACCCGTTCGGTGCGTTTGACGCCGCTCTTGCCAAGGCCCAAGCCGACGCCGCAGCGAACGCCGCCAAGGGGGGCACGCCGCCCCCGGGAACGCAGCCCGTGGCCCAGGCCGTCGGTGCCGCGATCAAGGCGTCCGTGCAGGAACTTCGTGCCATCGTCGTCGGCTCGTCCGAGGGCGAAACGTTCCGCAACAACATCCTGCGTGGGGCCGATCCGCGGCTTGACGTGAAGGACGACGCCCGGCAAACGGCAGAGAACACGGAGCGGTCTGCCGACGCACTGGAGGACATCGCAGCCCGGCTTGATCCAGCCGGCCTTGCGGTGATCGGCTAATGGCTATCACCGACGTTCGAGAATTGCGGTCCTTCGAGTTCAGCGAAAGCCTTGAGTCCAAGGGCAAGGTGACGCTTCAGGGCTCCGTGGACCTGCTGGCATTGCATGACTCACTGCCTGACTTTGCTGCACTGGCAGAAGACTCAACGTCATGGCCCAACCTGAGCGGTGGCAAGATTCCGCAGGTCGGCGACATGCGGTTGATAGCAGGCGTGTTGTTCAAGGTGAAAGGCCGCAAGTTCGCTTTCTATAAGGGCGACGACGCCGACAGGGCGGTCAAGATAACGCTGTCCTACGAGGCACAGAAAGAGGACACGGAGCAGCCGACTCCCGAGGAGGAAGACGAAGAATCGTGGCAGAGGCTGAGCGTCACGACAGAGCAAAAAGAGTGCCCGCTTGACGATCACGGTGCCAATGGAGAGTTCGACAACGACCCAAAGTCGGCAAAAAATTCCGCAGGCGATCCGCTTGATGGGCTCACAGAAAATCGCTGCCTGCTTCGGTTCAAGTACACCAACACCAAAGTGGCAACGCCAAACTTCAACACCCTCACTAAATACGTCAACACAACAAACGATCAGCCGTTCATCGGCGGTGCCCGTCGCACCATGCTCTGCTTGGGCTACAACGCAGAATACGACGACAAGCAGTCCCTGTGGACGGTTTCGGTGGAGTGGCTGTACGACCCGAAGGGGCACGTAGTAACGGTGTGGGACGCAGGGTTCAATGAGCTCGTCAACAATGAACGCCGGGCCATTCTTGACGTTCGCGGCAATCCTGTCAGCAAGCCCGTTCCCTTGGACGGCAATGGCCAGGCGGTGGCCGCGGCATCGCTTGTGCCGCCGTATGCGTCTGGAAACATGGCGCAGTTGACGTTCTATCCGTACCCAGAGAAATCACACGGCAACATCTTCTCGGAGGCTGGAATCTAATGGCAGACGAAGTGAAGGTCTCGGTGTCGCTCCAGTGCGACAACGGTAACTTTTCCGACCGGTTCGCGGCAGCCTCGGTGAAGGCGGACCAGACGACGCAGGCTGCGGCGGCTGGCGTGGTGACCGTCGGTACGGCGGTGCAGACGCTGTCGCTCGGCGTGGTGTCGGCCCCCGGCTACGCGGCGTTCCGCAATCTGGCGACGCAGACGGCCGGCACGCACGCCGTGTTCATCGGCCGGTATGACGGCACGAACAACCAAGAGGTGCTCGAGCTCCAGCGTGGCATGGCGGCGGTCCTGCCGCTGGCCGAGACCGTTACCATCGGCCTGCGAGCGGTGACGAGCACGCAGTACACGTCGGCCGCTCGGGTGCAGTACCTCGTCCTGTCGAGGTGACCGATGCCGGTCTACGGCTTCAGCGAGGAGGACGCCAAGCGTATCGGCCACACCGTGCGCGTGGTGGAGCGTTCCGGCCCCCGGCTCAAGACCGCTGGCCCCGACAGCGAGCGAGGGGCGGCAGGCGTCCGCATCATGATCGGGCAGGTAGGCACGGCAGCCTGGTCCAAGGCTTCGTCGGCAGTGATCACGCTCTATGCCGGGCCGCCTTCCACGGCCACGTCGAGGCCCACGGCGACGGCCGGGACGATGGTCGCGCACAACATCTTTGCCGAGATCCCGAGTTCAGCGTACGTGGCCGTGAGCAACAACGGCTTCGGCTGGTACGTCATCGCCGCGGAGTGCTGACCTATGGTGCTCCTGCCCTGCTCGAACTGCTGCCAGACGCCGTGTGCATGCCCGACGTGCAGTTGCTGCCAGTGCGTTACGTGGGAATCATTCTTCAACTACTACGCAGTCGATGGCGAGCCGGGCAACTACTACCTTCGCCCGGACGAAGACCTGTCGCTGTATGACGGCCTCGACCGCGCTGGCGTTTGCAACCTGACCAGCAACTATCCGACGCAGTCCGCGTGCATCACGGC